CAAGGGCCGCCTGCCGCTGTCGACGCGCTTCGAGCGTCTGGACGGCCTCCCGCACGGCCTGGCTGTTGAGCCGCGTGGCCTGCGCCGTCTTCTCCTCCTCGGCACGCAGGCGGCGCTGCGCTTCGGCGGCTACATCGGTCGCGCGGGCCTGGGCGCTACGCGCCTCGATGTCCTGCCGCAGCGCCGTCAGCTCGGCGTTGCGGTTGCCGACGCGCGCCACTCCCTCCTTGTTCTGCGCGGCCAGCCGGGCGCGCGCCGCGGCCTCTTCCTGCGTGCGGCGCGTCGCCTCCGCCTGGATCTCGTTCGACCGCTGCACGGCGGCGCCGTAGCCTGCGACGTTCGTGGCCGCCGCGTCGTACGCCTGGGTGGCTTTGCCCAGATTCGACGTGATCTTCGCCATGCTCGCGCCGACGTTCGCCGTCGACACGCCGACGGCGTCAAGCCGGGACTTGGTCTTGTCCGCTTTCGCGGTAAAGGAAGTCAGGCGGCGCTCGGCCGCGCGGATGTCCTTGTCGAGTTCCTTCAGCCCGCGGCCGTCGACTTGCTGGTCGGACGACGCCGCCGCGCGACGGCGAAGCGCGGTGAGGTTCTGAATGTCCTCGGAGATCTGTTTGATCGCCTTACGTTCGTCGATGTACCGCTGAAGCAAGCCGCGACGATTGGACAGCTCGCGGGCCAGAGCACCGGCCCGCTGCTGCTCGGTGACGAGATCGCGCATCGAGCGAGCAGCCAGGTCCGCGGACTTGGCCTGCTCGGCTTGCGACTGCGAAAGGCGCTCGACATCATCCGTGATGTCCTTGAGCGCCGACTTCGACAGGTTCTTTGCTCGGAGTCGAAGATCAACGTCAACCGTCTTACTCATCCCAGTTTCTCCAGTGTCTTTTGGAACGCCTTAGCGCCTTTCTTGCTCTTGACGCTTGAATACGCTTGCGCTGCCAGGGCCGCTTCCGTGCGGTAGTTGCTGTTGATCCGAGCCGTCGCTATCTCCGTCTCTACTACCAGATACCACAGGGGGTACAGGCATGCTTCCGATTGCCCCTCCGACTCTAGGAAGGAGACGCGCTCGAAGATGCCGTCGAGCCACCGGCCGAAGACTGCGGACCGGGTGCGATCCTGGGACGCTTCTTGCTTCCGCTGGTCAGCGTCCCGCTGAGATCGACCAGCAGCAGTACGTTTCCCACGAAGCGCCTGAAGCCTTCGGGGCTATTGAACGTGAGCCTGGCCATCTCGGCGAGGATCTCGAACTGGAGCGGGAACGGGTACGAGTCGCGCACCAGCTCCCAGTCGTCCGGGGAGTCGCACGCCGTTGCGATCAGGCGCGCGAGGAGGTCAGGCGTGTGGACGCCGACCTTCGACACGATCTCCGGCCAGATCGTCATCAACTGATCGGCCGCCGCGGCTGCGTCCTTCGTGTCGATCTTGGTTTTGTCCAGATCCTCGATCAAGGAAAAAAGGCCGGCGAGGTCTTCGCCGACCGAAACGAGGAGGTTGGTGATGTCCGCAGGGGCGAGGCCGCGCACAGATGCGACGACCTCGCCATTCCACGAAACTTCCACGGTGGGTGCAGCCTGCAATTTCTTGAGCATTATGGGTCTCCCGACTTAAAGCGAGTTGCTTAGACGCCGACGCCAGCGCGGCCGTTGGTGTAGATGACGGCCGTGTCGTTGTCGCGCTGGAGCGCCTCGACGGTGAAGCCGAGCTGCTGCCAGTCATCGCCCTTGAGCGCGTAGTCGCCGTCCGGGGCGAGCTGCACGTACGGCATGAAGTAGTCGAACTGCACGCCCTTGCCGTTGAACGCCTTGAAGAACAGCTCGCCTTCCAGGCGGGCCTCGGTGCCGGCGACGATGCGGTTGTACGAGACCGCCGGCACGGTGTAGGTCACGACTACGTCGGAGGTGCCGTCATCGGTGACGACGGTCGAGCCGGCCAGGATGGTGAACGAGCCGGTGTCGCCGTCGAAACGGATGTCGACGTTCTCGACCAGTGGCGTCGCGCCCACCACGGCGCTCATCGTGGTCAGACCGCGCAGACCGCTCGGGTTCGCGGTGGACACGCCGAGCTGGTAGCGACGATTGCGGACGACATCGGTGAACGTCTCTTCCTCACCCGCGGCCGCGACCTGGGTCACAACGCTGGCCGAGCCGGTGAACCACTTCGCCAGGTTCTCGGGCGAGATGTGGTCGGTGATGAAGGAGCCGGTCAGGTTCTTCTCCAGCAGCACCGCATCATCCTTCTGGCGGATGCCGTGGTCAGCGTCGAAGTGATCGAGGGTCTCGCTCTCGACGCCCAGGTTGAACTCGGGGGTGTTGCCGAAGTACATCTGACCCCCGGCCGGGGTGCGGGTGCCGGGGATGAACGGCTGGAAGTAAAGCTCGCCGCTGCCCAGGGTGTAATTCTTGTCGGGGAACATTGTGTTTCTCCTTAGTCCAATTTATACGGATCGTTGGGGTCTTCGACGAGTTTGATGACGATCCGCATCCAGAAGAAAGCCTTGGAGGAGACTTGCTCTATCGGCGGTCGCGCAATGCCCGGCTCCATCGTCATACCGGCAATCAGGCCCCCGAGGCGCCAGTGGGGGTTGTTAATGTCAGCCGCGGTCGGCGGCGGTCGGAACGAGATCTTCGCCAACGCCTTGCGAACATCGGCCATGAGTTCGTACGCAGGGTCAGTCGGGTTTTCCTTGTCGTCTTCGGCCCAGCCCTGCACGAGCAGCGTCCAGTCTTCCTTGGTGGTCGGGTGCGCGTTCTCGCCGCCGGCCATGCGCGGGTAGCGATCCGGGTCGACGTTCTCCATGATCGTCACCAGGGGCAGCGGGTCGTTGTTCGTGGTGAACATCCGACCGCGGAAGACCGCGCCCGCGAGGTCGTGCTTGTAACCGTTGTCGACGCTCACCTCGCCTGCAAGAAACGTGCAGAGCGCCTTGAGCACCGACAGTCGCTTCGAGTCAGACATTCAGACGCCTCCCGATGTGATGTGCGAAACGGTTGGCGGCCTGGATGCCCACGTCTTCGGCGATCCGCTCGGACACGCCGCGGAAGACCTGGCCGACCGACGGAGCGTACAGCAGGTACACGCCGTCGCCGATGGACGCCATCTGGTTCTTGTTCTCCACGCGCTCGCCTTCCTTCAGGCGGATCGCTAGGCCGATGTTCGCGTTCTCAGACGACACGACCGAGTTGCCGCGGCGCAGGCGCAGGTAGAAGCCGCGCTTGAGCGTGCTCGACCCGCCGGACGCCTTGACGCGGACACGCGGCGCCACGCGCTGCGCGCCGAACCGCGGGGCGCCCTGCCCAAACCGCGCCAGGCTGGTCGGGCGGTCGCGCGCGGTGATGACCGCTTCTAGGTTGCTCGCGTCGGCGCGGCGAGTGACTTGCAGGCGGCCAGCGTCGATGTAGCCCGCCTTGAGGTTGACCTCGCGGCGGACCTGCTCGGAGCCCAGACGACGGCCGTAACGGGCCGCTTCGTTGAGCGCCAACGCGGCCGCCGGCTCGACCGCAGCGCCCAACGCTTCGAGCACTTCGCGGAAGCCGTCAAGCCCCTTGGCCTCGATCTGGTACGTCACGGGAGAACCTCGCTGACGACGCAACGCACGTAGCGGTTGCGGTCCTTGTTGTCGAAAATGTGGTCGATCACGTAGATGCGTCCGCGCCCGAGATCGACCTGTTGCTTGTACTGCGGAGCGAACTCTTCGGTGTCGAACACCAGGATGTGCTTGCCTTCAACGGAAAAGGCGTAGCCCTCTCGATCAAGATCGCCGAAGGCTCGACTATCGGCACTGTGCAGACGTACGTTCGCAGGGCCGATAGTCGAGCCGCCGGAAGAGACGACAGCCGGCAACGCAAACTTCGCGTGGATCGCAGCGCGCGAGCCATCGCGAATGTCGTCGAGGTTGCCGGCCATCGTCTCGTCCTCTTATTACTTGGGGGCGTCGAAGCCGTCGGCCTTGCCGCCGCTCTTGGCGGCCGCCTTGGCGTCGGACTTGACCTGGACGACGGCCTTGCTCTTGAGCAGATCCGGCAGGCTCTTCTCCAGGGCCTTCTCCTGCGCCTTGGTCAGCTCGGCGCCCGCGTCGATGCGGGCGGTGCCGAACTCGTCCCGGTACAGGATCTCGTGTTTGGCTTTGTAGCTCATGGGTCACTCCTTGGTCTGGGGTAAAGCCCGGCGTCCGAAGACGCCGGGCGGTCTTTACGCTGCGTGGCCTGCGCTTACGCGCCGAGCACGTTCACCGACATGCTGGCGTCCGGGCGGCCCGGAATCATCAGCGGGGCGCTCTGCGTCATCACGAAGATGCCGCTCGGGTCTTTCTGCGGCCACATCTTCGGGAACTTCGCCATCGGCTCCCAGTTGGCTTCCTCGTCCATGATGGCGCCGAAGGCACGCACGCCTTCGACATCGCCGGTCAGGACGACCAGGCCGTCCTCGACGAACGGGACTTCGACGCCGTCGTTGTCCTCGTACACGTCGTTGTAGACCCACACCTGGACACCGCCCGGCAGCGTCATCACCGGGTACGCGACCTCGCCCGAGGCGTTGACCTGTTCGGCCGACGCGAGCGAGCCGCGGCGGGTTTCGAGCAGGTACTTGATCTCGTCGGTGGCGAAGAACGCAGTCTTGGCCGCCGGGGTCAGGGTAACGCGGGTCAGACGACGGCCGCTGCGGCGGAGCATTTCGGTGGCCCAGGCTTCGATGTCGGCGGCCGGGGTGGCGGTGGTCGGCTGGTTCCAGCGGGCGCCACCAGCGAGGGTCTTGGTGTTCTCGGCACGGCGGCCGAAACCAACGGTGACACTCGGGTAGTTCTCGCCGACCACTTCCACCTGGCCGTGGACGATGGCGTTGCAAGCCATCCACTCCAGGCGGCGGTCGATGCCCTCGGACTGCTCCAGGAGCGTGTCGGCGATGATGGCGTCGTAACGCTCCTGCGGAGACAGGGAGCCGCCGATGCCTTCGCCCGCCATGCGGCGCAGAACGCGCGCCGGATCGAGGGCGTCCTTCGGCTTCAGGTAAGCCGGCTTGAACTTCCGCACGCTCTCACGGCGCGAGAGCATGGGCTGGCCCTGGACGTTCGGCGCGACGAACGGAGCCAGGCGACGGGCCTTGTCGACCACGTCGAAGTCGATGAACTCGGTGGTCGAGTAGTGGGCGCGGGGGAAGCACAGATCGAGCCAGTAGCTCGACTGCGGCGGGAAGTTGCGGATGACGCCAGCGAGTTCGTGCGTCTCCAGGATGTCGAATGCCATGATCTTGATCTCCTACGGCAAAATGTTTCGGGGTTGTTGTGCGACTGTCTCGCGAGAGATCAGTTGGCGATGACGGTGATGTTGCAGACGGCGGTCGCGGTGTTGCCGGACTCGTCGGTGACGGTGAACTCCGGAGCGAAGTCGCCAGCGATGGCGTCGTTGAGCGGGCCGGAGATGACGCCGGTAGCCGCGCCGAGGGTAGCACCGCCGGGCAGAGCGCCGCCGGTAAGTTCCCAGGTGCGGGCGCCGTCGCCGCCGGAAGCCAGCAGGTTGAGGTCGTACGAGTACGCCGCCAGTTCGGTGCCGTCCGGCAGCGCGCCGCCGGTGAAGACCAGCGCATCGCCCGCGCCGCCCTCGTTGCCCGGGCCGACGTAGTCGGACTCGTCGCCCGTACGCTTGTCGCTGTGCAGCAGGCGGCGGTACTTGATGTCGGCGGTCATGGCGGTCATGGCGACGGTCTCGGTGGTGCCGGCCGGCCAGTTGATCGCGTCGATGTTGAACATGCCTTCGGTGTAGACCGCGGCACGGCGCGCGCCGGCAGCGATCTCGTAGGCCGAGATGGCATCGACGGCGTTGCCGGCCGTCCAGGCGACGAAGGTCGCGCCGCTGCGGGTCAGCGGCACGTACTGGCCGATGGCCGCGCCGAGGTTGAAAGCGAAGTCCTGCGTGGAGACGGGCGGGGTGTCACCCGCGAAAAGCTGGGGCGGAAGGCCCAGGTCTTCGCCGTTCGCACCCGAAGCGATGTGGATGGTGTTCATGCGTGTTTCCTTGTGGTCAGAGGTTTGCGGGGGCGAGGCGCGAACGCTATCGCCTTACTTCTTGGTCCGGCCAGTGGCCTTCGCGTGCGCGGCGGCGATCCGGTCGGCGGCGCTGACCTTCTCCCCGTCGTCCTTGCCGTCGACGCCTGCGGTCTTGCCTTCGTCGCCAGACATCGCGTCCGCCAGGGCGCCCTTGCCCGGAGTGGCTTCGGTTTCGGGCTTGTCCTCGGCGGAGGCCGCCAGGGTCTTCTTCGCGTCGTCGACGGACATCTGGGTGTTGAAGGCGAGGTGGTTGGCGAGCTTGCTGCGCTTGCCGGCCTCCTCACACGACAGGATCGCGGAGATGCGCTCCTGCGCGGCCTTGGCGCCTTCCTGCGCGCCTTCAGCCTTGCCTTCATTTCGCGCGGCGGCCAGGCGAGCGGCTTCGTCACCCGCACCATTCTCCGCCTTCTTCTCGGTGTTTTCGGTGGTCATCTTCTTTACCTCTTTGGTTTGGGTGGAGGCCGTACCGACCTCCGCGAGAAACGCAGTATAAGCCGCGCGGGGCGACATCACAGCGTCGATGAGCCCCGCCGCCAACGCTTCGTCGGCGTCGTATACACGCGCCTCGGTCGCGCGCACGGCCTCGGCGCTCATGTTCCGGTTGGTCGAGACCAGCGCCACGAACTTCTCGTAGCTGCGCTCGACGGAAACTTGCAGGGCCTTGCGAACGTCTTCCGGCAGATCCTCGTAGGGGTTGCCGTCGACCTTGTGCTTGCCCGAGTAGATGAAGGTCGGCTTGACGCCCCACTCCTGCATCATCTTTTCGTAGCTCATGTGCAGCATGACTACGCCGATGCTGCCAACGTCAGCCGACGGGGTCGCGTAGATCTTGCCGACCGCCGAGGCGATGGAGTAGCCGCCCGACAGCACGCGCGAGTCGACGACCGCGGCCATCGGCTTCTTGCCGCGGGCCTCGCGGATCATCTCGCACAGCTCGAAGTTGCCGGCGACGTGGCCGCCATACGAGTTGACATCGAAGATGATGCCCTTCACCTCGTCGTCGCCGAGCGCAGCGCCGACACGCGAGGAGATGTAGTCGTAGCCGGTGGCCCAGCGGTCGCACCACGGGTCGCGGTGCAGGAGCGCGCCGTACACCGGGATGACGGCGATGCCGCCTGCGAAGATGAAGGGCTTGCCGGAGGCGTGCTCGTTGCTGCCGAAGAACGCAGCGCACGTCTGCTCGGTGGCGTCCGTCGCCTCGGCGCTACGCGCAGGCGCAGACGCGAACGCGATCAGCTCTTGCGCGTGTGCAGGCGAGACGAGAGAGGGAGCGCGCGAAAAACGCTGCACCTGCCCGTGGTTAATCATCGAATCCGTCATTGCTCGCCCCTTGGTTATTGTCGTTGCCGCTGGCGTCGAGGTCGTCCGGGTTGCCGGACGTGCTCGCGCGCGTGGAGGTCAGGTCGAACGCGAGGTCCATGCTCGCCCTCATGCTCTTCTCGCGCTTGGCCTGCGCGTACACGTCGCGGAAGTCCTTGCCCAGACGCGAGCACTCGATCTCGTAGGTGGACAGACCCGACGCGATCCGCATGATAGCGGCCTGCGTCTCCTTCAGCTCGTCGACCTGGCCGCGCGTCGCGCCGATCCACGAAGCCCGCGAGATCGCCTCGCGGTTCATGCGCTCGTAGAACCAATTCGGGTTCTTGCGGGTCAGCGCCTTCGTCGTCTCCAGGTGGCCTTCGACGATGGCCTCCTCCAGCCAGTTGCCGTACGCCGCATTGGCGGTGCCGTCGGCGATGACGCGCTTCTTGGTCTGCACCGAGCGCAGCGTCTTGTTCGTGGCCGCGCGCAGCGACGAGTAGTTGGTCTTGGAGTAGTCGTGCGTGTACTCCTCGTAGCTGACGCCCAGGGTCGCCGAGATGTAGCGGTTGAGCGACTCCTCCAGCTTGTCGCCCATGCCGCCCGTAGTGCCGACCGGAGTCAGCTTGAGCTTCGTGCCGGGGAACAGATACGGGATCTTCGTGCCGTCGATCTCCATGTTCCGGCTTCCGCGGGAATACTCGGAGATCGCTTGCAGCAGCGACATGGACGCATTGGTGCGCTGGTCGCCTTCCGTCGCGCCGATCATCTCGAAAGCCATCTCGGGCGGCAGTTCGGACTCGATAGCCGCGGCGAAGCTGGCCTGCACGATGGAGTTCGCCAGGGCGACCTCGTGGAACCGCTTGCCCATGCGCGTCTCTTTGAGCGCGGCCACGAGATCCGCGACGCCGCGGGACTGCTCGGCGCGCGTCGCTTCCATCAGGTGCAAGGTCTGGAGCCGACCCCACTTCTTGCGGATCGGCCAGTAGTCCCAGACGTAGTTCTCGCCGAGGCGCGAGCTATCGTTCGCGACCGCGCGGCGGATATAGAGGCCGATCTCGGCGCCGTCTTTGTCCAGGCGTACGCCGCGGCGGAGGAACTTGGTGTCCTCCAGATCGTTCGGGTTGCACACGCGGTTCGCGTCGATCAGTTGCATCGCGGTGCGGAACGGGCGGCGGCCGCCCATCCAGTTCATCGTGCCGACGGTCTCGCCGCCTGCGAAGAAGCAACCGATGGACAGGCGCACCATGTCGGTGAGCGTCTTGCGGCGCTCCACGTCGATCCACTTCATGTCGGACTCGGCGTAGAGGGTGAACATCTCCTCGACTTCAAGCTGGAACTCTTCGGCCCAGACTTCGTCCAGGCCGAGGTAGCGGAAAGACGGGTTGGCGTTGAGCCGGAACTGCTCGCCGACGATGGAGTCTTTCTGCGTGTTCGCGGCGCCGATGGTCGGGCCGTTGTTACGCAGGAGGTCGAGCGCGCGGCCGTCGAGCAAGCCCTTCTCGCGGGCGAGCAGTTGGTCGGCGGAGTTGATGCGGGGGTTCCACGAGGCCAGTTCGCGGCCCAGGCGGTCCGCGCCCTCGAAGGCGCCGCCGCCCAGGCCGGCGGTCTTGGTCAAAACCGAAGCCCCATTTACAGTGACGCCGGAGCCTTCGCTCCGGCGATCTGACGGGCTATCGAAGCCGTCGTCGAACCCGCTCACAGATAGACTCCTGCGGGCCGGGCCACCAGGCCGCACATCGGCGCCTGCCCCAGTTGCCCTTTGAGCCAGTTGATGTACGAGATGAGGGCGAAGCGGTTGCTCGACGAGTAGACGATGCGCTCGCCGTTCTGGTCGTAGAACTCACGGACTTGCCCGCCGATCATCACGGCGTGGTAGGCCGCCTGCGCTTCGGCGAGCTGGGTCTCGTAGAGAGCCCGCTGTTCGGTGGTCAATGTGGGCATAGGTCAGGCCAGCTCTGCGGCAACGTCGGCGAAACCATAAGGCTTGCGTCCCCCCTTGTCAACAGAGCCGTTTGCTGCTAGGCCGTCCAACGTCACCAGGGGGTTGTTTTTCCACGGCGCCAGCCAGGCCGGCGGGTCTTCCCAGTTGACCTGGTCGACCTTCTGCCACACGCACGCGCCGATGAAATACGCGCACAGATCCCAGGACTCGTTGCGGCGGTTGGCCTTGTTCTCCCAGCCGCGGGCGCCCTTCGTCTCGACGGTCAGCTCCTCGAAAAACTTGATGTCGAGCCAGTCGGGGAAGTCGATCTTGCCGCCGCCCGCCGTCTCGCGGTCGAGCATGTTGTTGAGCGTGTCCTTGAGCGAGTTGGAGTTGAAGAACAGCACCGGGATCTCGCCGCGCGCTTGCGCCAGTCGGTCCTTGCGCTTCGTGTCCGGGTAGGAAACCGCGGCGCGCGGCGCTCCCGGCGAGTGCTCGCCCTTGACCGGCATGAAGCGCGACGCTTTGCCCTCGCGCTTGAGCTTGCGGTAGAAGTCGTACACCTTCGACGTGACGCCCTCTTTACCGCCGGAGTCGCAGAACGTCATGCGGATGGCCATCTCGCCGCTGTCATCGACCAGGCGGTACTTACGCTGCATCACCTCCTCTTCGAGCAAGTCCCAGTCTTCGAGGTAAGCCGCCGGCTTGACCCACAGCCTCTCGCCGTCCTCGTCTGTGCGCTTGGATTTGAACACCGGGTAGCGGTCGATCACGACGGCGTCGTACCCGACCGGCGCCGGCCGGATACCCATGATCTGAACCTCCCAACGGTTCTTCTGCACGTCGACCATAGCGAACAGCGCGCGCACGTCGTTCGGGACGAGTTTCTTCGGCAGCGGCAACGCCTGGTCGTACAGATCCTCCGCGAGCCGGTTGGTCTCGTTGCCGCGCGGAAAGTACGGATCGCCTTGGTCGGTGTTGACCGTCGTCTTGAGGTCGTCCTGCGACCCCGTCGACAGGAACTTCTGCTCGGCGTTGATGAACTTCACGACGAGATCCCGCCACGAGATGTACGCCGCGGCCGGGCCGCGCAGCCAGTACGTCGCGGACGACGAGGTCGTCGGTGTGCCGTAGCGCGTGCCATCCGGTCGGATCTTCTCCCCTTCGGTCAGCCACACACCGCGCGAGTTCATGCCTTTCTTCTCGGTCGGCGCAATGCGGCAAGCGTTCGCCGGGCACTCCATGTAGGCCGTCTCGCCCGCCCTCTTAGGCGTCAGCGCGGCCTTCTCCCCGTCGACGACCTTATGCGTCTCGTAGCGCAGCAGGCCGAAATGCCCCTCGAAGAACTCACCGCAATGCGGGCAGGGCCAGTACCAGCGGCGGCGGTCGCCCTGGTTGTATAGACCCAGGATGCCGTTGCAAGGCGGCGCTTCGTGCGGCGAAGACTTGCTCGGCTTCCACTTCGCATCCTCCACGTCGCGCGAGGGGGACGAGTCGACGACCGTCATCGCCATGCTGCCGAAGGTCGTGGTGCGCTTCTGCGCGAGCAGGAAGGGCGAGCCCTCGTTGTCCACGTCGTCGGGCATACGGTCGTACTCGGTGAGCATCGTCACCGGCACGGGCTTGGACGCCATCTCGTTGCCCGACGGCCAGGAGATCGACAGCATCATGCCCGACCTGTAGGTCTTGTCGTGCGTGTTGTCCGCGTGCTGGCCCGACAGCAGCTCGGCCTTGAGGTAAGGCGAGTGACGGTGCATACGGTCGATGCGGCGCTTCGAGAAGTCGCGCGCCGCGCCTTGGCTGGGGCCGAAGATAATCACGTCCATCGGGTTGCACTTCACGATGTACGCGCACGTGTTGATGATGACGCCTTCGGTCTTGCCGGTCTGCGACGGCCCGCAGAAAACGACCGAGGTGTGGTCGCGGCTCATCACCATGTTCTGCGGCTCGACCATGTACGGCGTTTCATCCGGCTTGTACGGGCCGGAGTAGCGGGGCGGCGCATGGATGCGGACGTATTTCACCGCGGCTTCCGCCACGGTCAGGCGCTCGGGCGGCCGGAAAATACCGGCGGCGTCGAGAACGATCTGACCGAGATTAGCGGGCGCCTTAGAAGCCATCGTCGAACCCATCGTCTTCTTCCGGCTGCGCCAGCTCGCGAGCCGACACTACCGCCGTCTCGGTGAGCGACTGGCCGTGCTCGTCGTCCGACAGCACGTAATCCCTGAACTGTTCGACCAGGCCCGCGTGCAGCGACTCCAGGAGCGAATCGCTCATCTGGTCGAGCAAGGCGCGCGCGCTGGCCGAAAGCTCCTCCTGCTGCTCAACCTCCTCCTTGAACATCAGGATAGACATGCGGCACGGCTTGAACGCTTCGCCGAACATCTGCACGACCTTCTCGGTGCTCCAGAGGTTGCCCATCTTCTCCTCGACTTCGAGGCGGGACTTCTGGCCTTTCCAGAACGCGTCTTGCAGCAGCGGCGGCATCTTGGCCGGCGTCATCGAGCGCAGGATCGCCTCGATGTCGACCTTCGGGTCGCACAGCAGCGGGGCCACGTCGCGGAGGTGGTAGCGCAGCGGGTCTTTCTCCGTCTGCCCCTTCGGCCTGGCCGGCATGACTCGGCCGATCACGCGCGACTGCACGGTCTTCTGCGCCATGCCGAAGATCTGGGCCAACTGCGGGATTGTCGCCCCGACGTGGATCAGCTTTGCGTCGTCTTCGTTTCTAATGGACATATTTTTCGATCCGCTTCTTGAGCGCGTTGAGGAGCGCCTCTTGCATGTTGTCCTTCGACTTCAGCGCCGCCACCACGTCTTCGTCGATAGTGCCCTCGACGATCAGGTGATGGATCATCACCGGCTTGGTCTGGCCTTTGCGGTGCAGGCGCTTGTTCAACTGAATGTAGTCTTCCAGGGAGTAGGTAAGGGTATACCACACCACGTTGTTGCCGCCGAACTGGAGGTTCAGGCCGTGGGCCGCCGACTTGCGGTGGGCGAGCATCAATGGGATCTGGCCAGCGTTCCAGCGGTCCTCCATAGCGGGGCTACCGTCGAACAGCTCCGAGCCCTTGATCGCCGCCAGGATGCGACGCACGTCGGACTTGAACTCGTAGGCCACCAGGAGGGGCTGGCCGCTGTACTCGTCGAACAGATCAACCAACGCGTCGAGCTTGAGCCGGTGGAAGTCGTACTCGACGCGCCCGGCGTCTTCCTCGTTGTAGACCACGCCGCTAGCCAGTTGCAGCAACTTGGTCGTGATCGCCGCGCCGTCGCGCGCGATGAGCTTCTTGTCCTCGGCCAACTTGAGGATGTAGGTGCGCTCGAACTTGTTGTACTTCTTTTTCGTCGCCTCGTCGAACTCCAACATCTTGTGGTTATACATGCGAGGCGGCAAGTCGCCGTAGTCTTCCTCGCGCAACGTGAAGACGATGTCCGAGATCCGCTCCTCGATGATCTTCGCCGCCCACCCTTTTAGCGTGTAGCCGTGGCCGTCGAAACTCGGGTGGAACCACCGCTCGCGGAAGGCGCTGATATTGCCGCCGAGCCGCTGGCCGCCGTCGAGGACGTAGATCTGCGACCAGAGGTCTTCGTAGCTGTTGGCCGAAGGGGTGCCGGTCAGCTCGACAAAGTATTCGACGCCAAACGCCAAACCCTTGAGCGCGCGCCAGCGGTTCGTGCTGCTCGACTTCACCTTGCTGCTCTCGTCGACGACGATGGCGTCGTACGGCACGTGGTCAGGCGCTTTCCAGCCTGAGCCCTGCACCTTGATGTCGTCACCGGCTTCGTACTTCATCGCCGTCTTGGCCCGCGCTTTCGCCAGGCGGCCGACCTCGACGCGCAGGAGGTGGCCGTCGGGGGTCTTGACCACGTCGCCGGCCGCCAGGGGCTTCTCGCCGCCGATCTCGTCGACCAGGGCGTACCCGCCGTCGACCTCTCGCACCTCGCCGCCGAGCACCTTGACGACGCGCGGCACGTCGCCGCCAAGCTCCTTCAGCAGCCACGGCAGCAACTCCATCGACATGATGTGCAGGCACGCCGGGCGAGCGAGCAACTCGCGGCGCTTCTTCGGCGTGCCGCGGAGGATGACGTAGGACTTGCCGCGAAGATGGGCCCACTTCGACAGCTCTTCGTTCCACACCTTGCGCGAGACCTGGGGCGGCGCGAGGATCAGCGTGCGGCCGCACTCCATCGCATCGACCAGGTCGCACAACGCGGTGAGGGTGATCGCCGTCTTGCCGAGACCCGGGTCGACGAAAAGCGCACACCGCTTCTTCTCCTTGATGAAGCGAACGGCCGCGCGCTGGTAGGGGAATAGCTGTTCCCGTGTCCTCACTTCGGCCTCACGGGTTGGTGGCGGCGCTGCGACGGCGGTACGCCGTTGACCTCGTCGTCGATGATCTCTTTGCCGATGCGGAACTGGTGGACGCTCGTGTAGACACGGTAGCCGAAGCCCGCCATCTCCTGCGCGACTTCCATCTGCAACTCGGTCGCGTTTTTACCGGGCGCCTTCAGCTCCATGTAGAACGGCCCGCACATCGGGTGCGACGGGTTGCGGTCGGGCCAGCCCTTCTTCCCGGGTGAGGTGCTCTTCGGGAACATGCCGCCGAGCGACTCCATGTAGAGGCGCAGATCCTTCTCAAGTTTTGATTCGAGTCCCTTCGGCATGTCAGCTTTTCCTACGCAGCGACGCCCACACGCGGCCGTGGCGTATGGCGGAGACGTGGTTGGGGAGAACACCGTACTTTCCCGCCAAGGTTACGCCCGGTTCGTCGCTGTCGAGAATTGTCTGGGCCTGCGACCTCGTTAGCTTCCTACGGCCGTCGGGCATCGTGCCGTGTGCGTACTTGTCGTGACTGTTCTCTAGTGCGGTGCCCCAGGTTAGGTTGGTCGCTCTGTTGTCGCGCCGCTTGCCGTTTTTATGGCGCGCTTGCACCTGCGGGTACTTTCCCGGGCGAGGGCCTACGAACGCGCTCAAGACAAGGGTGTGGACGTTGATCTGTTTTCTCTGGCAGCCGTTCGCCAGGGTGACTTTCTCGTAGCCCGAAACGCAGAGGCTAGGCGTCAATACGCGCCCCTTGCGGAGCGCCAGGCCGCCGCATCGCGCGGCTACGAGCATATCTTTGGATCGAACACGCCCGGCGCTGCTGACTTCGTACCGCCCCCCGAAACCTGCGACTGGGCGCCACGCTTCACCCTTTCTTGTAGAACGGCCCTTCATAGCCTTCCGCCTTGAGTGTGAGCCCCGGAGCCCACTTGAGTTTTCTCGTCATGCAGTCTACCAGTAGATCCAGCGCGCCGTCCACGTCTTCGTCGACTTCACATCCGATCTCGTCGTGGAAATGGAAGACCGGGCCGAGCCCTTCTTCGTCTGCGTTGTGTAGTCCCGAGGCCAAAACATCACACGCAATGGCCTGGACCGCCTGCTCGATGAAGCGGCCGCCGTGGTTGCTGCGACGCACCCACTTCTGCGAAGTCTGGCTCAGGCGCTCGTAGGTGAGGCCGACCTTCTTCACTTTGACCGGCTCGCCCGTCTCTTCGTCCTCGAACTCAATCTCGACGGTCTCGATGCGCGGGCGGCAGTAGTGGATGCACCGACCGGACGGCAGGCGCATCCGCAGGAACGGCGGCTTGAGGTCGAACACGATGCGGCCGCCGAGCGTGCTCTGCGGCTCGCGGGTGTTGACGCACTCCAGCGCCGCGCGCTCCAGCTCGTACCACGCCTCCACGATCTCCGGCGACAGGCCGCGGTAGATCTTCACGGCCGTCTTGCATTGCGCCTTGGTCAGCTCGATGCCCATGTTGTCGCCGTAGCCCCACAGGCCGGTCTTCTCCAGGTCGCCCTTCGAGTTGACGACCTCGCGGCCGGCGCCCATGCGGTAGCCGCAGCCGAGCGCAGGCGGCTTCGCCCAACCGCGTTGCTCCTTCGTGACCTCGTCGTACGGCACTTCGAGCCAACGCTCGGCGAACGCCTTGTACGCGTCCTTGCCACTGGCAACAACGTCGAGCCAGAAGCGGCACCCCGTGAGCCATGAGATCACTACCAGCTCGATAGACGCGAGATCGGCGACGACGAACTTCTTGCCCTCCGGCGCTTTGATCGACGAGCGGATCGACGTGATGATCGCGTCGAGCGGCTTCTCGAAGAAGAACTCCAACCCGTCGAGGTCACGTTCGGCAATCATCTTACGGACTTGGGGTAGGAACTCTTCGACGGGCTTCCAAGGGCGCGGCATGTTCTGGCCCAGGATGCGGCCCGCCCATCGGCCCGTCGCCGCCGCGCCCCGCAACTGGAAAACGCCGCGCAGGCGCCCGCCCCAGGAGGCGCGCTTGATCGCGTCGAACTTGGCGACCGAAGTCTTGTTCGAGTCGAAGCGCATTTGCAGCACTTCTTTCGCCTCGTCGTCCAGCGCGGGCTCGTCGCGCATGGCGATCATCGCGCGGTTCTTGGCGATGGACGCGAACGGGTAGCCGTGCGCCTGAAGCCACGGGAGGAGCTGATCTCGGGAGTTCGGGTTGGCGAGCCCGGTCTTCTCCTTGAGCCAGGCGACGGCGGTGGCCTTGGCCTGCGCCGCGAGGTCGAGCGCAGCGTCGATGAAATCGTAGTCGACCGGCAGGCCGGTCTGGTTGATGCGCTGGTCGAGCACCCACAGGCGGTCGAGCGCCTCGATGTTCTCGGCGTACCGCATCATCACCTTGTACGCCTTCGCCTCGGCGACCACGTCGCGCCGGCAGTAGTTGACGAACTTGGCCCAGTCGACCGGGTGCGACTGCCACGTGGCCTTGGCCGACGGGTAGCAGAACAGGCGGATAAGCCGGTCGCCTTCGCTGTCCTTGTGAAACTCTTTGCCCAACTGCAAGGCGTCGCGGACCAGCGTCTCCAGCTTGCCGGGCAAACCGAGCGATTGCGCGAGGATCGCCACGCAACGCCACTGGCTCGCCTCGGTCGGAATCTTGAGGGTGTTGCGGGTGATAGCGACCTCGAAGGCCGCGTTGAACGCGAGCTTGCGGATCTTAGGGTCGGTCAGCGCAGCGCGCAGCTCCGCCGGCATCGGCCCGAGGTGCGGCTCCCACACGCGGACGAAGTCGCCGTCGCTGAACTTCCAGGCGAGCATGAGCACGCGCGTCGACGGGTCGCGGGAGTAGACATCCGCGCCGCACTTTTTCAGGTCGACCTTCGACGAACTTTCGTAGTCCAAATGTAGTTCGCGCATCACTTGACCCTCTCGTAGTGATGCCCGTGCTTTATCGCGCTGACCATAGACTCCGACAAGCCGTACAACTTGGCGATGCTGCGTCCGGTCTCCCGGCGCGCGAGTCGAGCCTTGATGTCTTCTACCTCGGCGCGCGTTACTTTTCGCTTGCCGTGATCGAGAACGTCCTTGTTGTTCGACGAGCGGGTGCCGTACCGGAGGTTGGCCAGGCGTGGGTTAGACCTATCGCCGTCTTTGTGGCACACCTCCATCATCGGCGCAGGCCCGAGGAAGGCTAGCGCGACGAGTGAGTGGACCGTACGCGTCTTGCCCCGGCCAAGGGCCACGGTCGGGTAGCCGTTCGGGCCGATGCCCGGCTTCAGCATGATGTCGTTCTGGACGCTGTAAACGCGGCCCTCCGAACTGACCCGGTAGAGACCGACGAAACCCACCACGCTTCTCCATCGCTCTTTCACGGCCTGCACTCCATGTACGCCCTCACGAACTCCGCCGCTTGCTCCGGGTTGATCGCGTTGCCGTAGGCGCGCAACTGCTCCATACGGCCGGGAAACGCATCAACCAGCGGGAATGTTCCGGGCTCAACAGGCCGCCACTTGGCGTCCCGGCCGAGAATCCAGTCAGCATATCGCCAGAAGCCGTTAACCGGGCCGGGCCCTCGCTGCAAAGCCTCGCCGCGTCCGCCGGGTCTAGCCCCGGGTTCATGCCGCGGCGGATCTTCGCCATCGGGTCTTCTCCGCGGCCTTGTGGCTTCGCTACCGGCGTCGGCCACCCGCACAACACCGCTTGCCTCGGCAACTGATCGTACCGGGCCTTGCCGTTGTCCTTGCGCGGCGCGATGTCCGCTCCCGAATCCTTCCAGTCGCGCGTCGTTGGCGTGACCCACCCAGTAAGTGCGGTCGCGGATGTGCGGGGCGCCGACGCTCGCAGACGGGAAAGCCACCGCTGCGCCGGCGTAATCCATGCCTTCCAGGTCTGCGAGTACAAGGTCGAGCCAAGGTTCTGCGTCCTTGCTTGCAACCTGTTCACCAAAGACCTCTGGAGGGCGACACTCGCGGATGAGGCGGGCGAAGTGAGGCCAGAGGTGTCGCTCGTCTTCGAGCCCTTCGCCTTTGCCCGCTTGCGAGAACGGCTGGCAGGGGCAAGATCCGGTCCAGACACGTCGGCCTTCGGGCCATCCGGCGAGCTTGAGCGCGAGCGGCCATCCGGCGATGCCGGCAAAGAAGTGACACTGGCGATACCCGGAAAGATCAGCAGCCGTAACCTCGACAATGCTGCGTCGGTCGACGCGCCCGTCAGGGATGAGCCCGTCGAGGATGAGGTTCTCGATCCACGTTGCGGCGTAGTCGTCGATTTCATTGTAGTAGTCCACCCTGCACTCCAAAACAAAAACCCCCGGCCTATCGCTAGGCCGGGGGCGGTCGGGGGGACCCATGCGCGCAGCACCGTGAACTGCGCGCGAGGCCACCCTACACGCCGGAAGTCCCGGCTGTCAACGCCCCGACTTAGTCGTCGAAGCCGTCCTCATCGAAGCCGCTGTCGTCGCCACCTTCGGCGTCGAAGTGCTCGTTGATGTCCGGGCGAGCCTGGCCGAAGCGTTCGCCCGGCCCGGCGTACTGCACGCCGATCAGGTTGGCGTTGATCTTCTTGCCGTACTTGTTGTCCTGCTTCCACGGGCGGATCAACACATGCACGATGCAGCCGCCATAGACGAGGTCATCGGACTCCTTCAGCGGCTCGCGCTTCTTGCCGACCACCTGGGGGGCAATCGACTCGCTCGCCGAGACGACGTACGCGCCTTCGTACTCGGGCTTCGCCAGGTCCTCGCCTTTCTTGAGGAACAGGTTGGTGCCCGGCAGACGGACCTTGAACCAGTCCTTCTGCAACTGGACGAGGTGCCTCTGGAGCTGCTCGATCTCCTTGCCGTGAGTCGACTCGGGCATGATGAACTTGCCCGAGAACTTCGGCTTCTTGCCCTTGGCCGCGTCTTCTTCCGTCTGGAACGGGGTGAAGATGTGCGGGTAGGACAAGCGAACGTCCATGATCTTGATCGTGCCGTCTTCGTTGATCTTGATTTTGCTCATTACCGTTTCTCCGTATTACCGTTTTTAAAAACCATCGTCATCTTCGACATCAAACTGCTCGATGACGCTGGCGTCGTTCCTGTAGAGCGGACGTGGGTCTGTTGCGTCCACCACACAGGGCCTTCCGGGCGGTCGCGTGACCAACCCGTCCAGTTCAGGCCACCACTCGGCCGGCAACAGCTTCTCGGCCTGGGCGGGGGATATGACCTCTTTCTTGATGCTGCGGTCTTCGTCGATGCCCTTGCTCTTGAGGTACTTGAGCACGGCCGCCTCGTCGGCCCACGCGCGCTGCGTGCGCGACGCGACCAGCTTGAGCCGGCCGGCGGTCTCGCCGCGCGCCAGGCGCCGGAAGACCTCCTTCTCGACCGCCTCCGCGGCGATCTTGTAGAGCGGCGCCGCGTAGTAGGCCGCCATGAGGTTCTCTTCGGTGAGTGCCGGGAAGTCGGCCGTCGGCTCGCCGGTCAGGTCGTCGAACTGCATAGCGACGTGCTTCTTGCGCTCTTCGTAGAGCGCCATGCCGGGCGTCGACGCGCAGCGGTGCGCGACCTTGCAGAACTTACAGCCCTTCTCGCTGACCTGAAACGGCGGGTTCGGCGCGAACACCAGGGTCAGCCGCTCCTTGATCTTCTGGCCCCAGGCGAGCAACTCCTCGACGGTGAGCCTCCACTCGTCGAAGTGGTTGAGCCGCGGCTGCGCGATGCGGATCACGACCTTCTTGAAGTCGTACTCCCAGTT